GATTGATAACGATACGCTTGCAGTTGAAGCGCCAACCTACAGCGTTAAGTTTTTGCGACCAACAACCACAACGGTTAAATTTAAAGTCACGTTTGATGATATTACTCAACTTTCATCATTTGATGAACAGAAAATCAGAAATGCTATTTTAAACGCTTTAGGTTCAGGTCGTACACGCGCACGAATTGCTCAAAATTTACGTGCTGTGCAATATGTTTCAGCCGTTACAACTGTGACAGATTTAGAATTGATTTCAATTGAAGTTAGTCTTGATGGGGTAACTTGGGTGGATCGCTTGCAATTCGGTGTAGACCAATTCCCTGTTAGCTCACTTGCAGATATTACGGTGGCCTAATGTTTAAGATTGAAGATACCATTGCTTCACAGTATGCAAACAGCCCCCGCTTAATGCTCATTATTCAAGAGTTGCATAATGCGATTGACCCAACCAAAAACATTCAAGATTTTTACCGTTTAATCTGGAATCTTGAAACAGCGGAAGGGGTAGGCTTGGATATATGGGGTCGCATTGTCGGGATTAATCGAAACGTGCCTTTGCAAAATCCAGATGAATCATCATTCGGGTTTCATACAAGCTCGCCTGAGCCAAAGTTTACGCCTTTCAATGTTGCACCATTTCGAACCGATTCAGGCGGGTTTAGTGCTTACGCATTACCGGATAACCTTTACAGAAAATTGATTTTCGCCAAAGCAACTGCAAATATTATTTTAGCAACCGCGCCAAATATCAACCAATTACTGAGATTCATCATTGAAACGCCTGCATGTTATTTAATTACAGGCATCATGCAAGCAAAGTACCAATTTCAAGGCAGGCTGTCTGCATTTGACCGCATGATCATTTATAAACTTGGCTTATTGCCTGAGCCGTGTGGGGTTGCAGTAGACTATGAAGAAATCTTGCAAGGCTTCCCATTAAACGGCACGATACAGCTTAACGGAACAGCACAACTAGGAAATTAATAAATGCCAAATCCAGATTTAATACCTGAACCATTTGCACAAAGTGGTGATAAAAACCCAATTCCGCTAGAGCGGGCAATCTCTGATCCCATTTACCGCGCTTCATGGAAAGCGGGATTTCCACCAGACACGCGACTTCCCAAAGACTTAGGCGGTGAAGCTCCAGACGGTTTAGATTTTAATGGTGTTTTGAATATCCTGTCTCAAGCAGTTGTTTTCCTGCAAAAAGGAAATGCGTATCAATTTGATGCAAGCCTTGCGCCATACCCGATTGGTGCATTGGTTCGCTCAAACGATAATCTAACTACTTATCAAAGCACCGTGCCAAATAACAGTAACAACCCTAACATCAACATGACCGGATGGCGCGTATATAATGGCTCTGGTCTTATTGTTGATAATTTAACAACAAATGACAGCACAAAGGCGTTAAGTGCTGCACAGGGCAAAGTTCTACAGGATAAAAAGCTAGAAGCTAGTGGGGTTGGTGTCGCAAATGGTGTGGCTTCACTAGATGCGAATACAAAAGTTCCTATTGTTCAACTCCCAAATGCAAGCACAACCGCTATTGGTGCTGTTCAATTAAACAACACTCTAACAAGCACATCATCAACCCAAGCCCTAACTGCGGCTCAAGGTAAAGCTGTAAATGATAGATTTACCAATGATTTTACTAACCTAAAGGCAGGAAATGGATACCAGAAGCTGCCAGGAGGACTGATTTTACAATGGGGTGTTGGATCAACTTCAGTAAATACGGTTTTCCCTCTTGTTTTCCCGAATGCTGTTTCCTCAATTGCGCTAGCTATTCAAGCCGGATCATCGCGAGCTGACAATATTTTCTACAACCAATTAACAAAATCCGGTTTCACATCATGGGGGCGAACACCTGATGGTGGTGAAGCTACACTTGGTTTTACTTATATTGTTATAGGATATTAATAACCAAGCCCTTCGGGGCTTTTTTATCGCCTATTAAAATTAGCTAAGTTGCTTTATCATAAATAAAACTTATATAGGGAAAGTTTTAATGATCGAGTTTAACTTCGATTGGGGGGCAGTGCTTACATACTTGACGGTATTTGTGATGGCTTGTTTTGGTGGTATCGTTGACTTTTTAGAAAAACTGCACAAAGCAGAAGTTAAACCCCCAATGAAAGCAGTATTGTTTAATTTATTAGTAAAATTGACGAGTTCCTCTTTTGCAGGACTTATCATGTTTTGGTTTTTGCAATCAAGATCGGCAAATGGTGTTGTGATTTTGAACGGATGGTCTGCAATCTCAATTTCAATTTCAGGCTATTTAGGAATTACAGCTTTAAATATTTTCGTGTCAATATGGCGAACAGCTTATGATAAAAGGGGCGGTAAGTGAATAGCAAGATTATATTTGATTATCTTAGAAAACTGAGTGGCGGGGTATTAACGCAAGCGCAAGTGATTGCAACTGATAAACTATTATCAATTGATTTTGATTCGGTTAAGAATATGCTTGGTATTCCTGAATCAATGTCAGTTAGCAATAAAGGTGTTGATCTGATTTGCGAATTTGAGGGCAAGCGCCTTGTCGCTTATGATGATGGTGTAGGCGTTTGGACTATTGGATTTGGAACTACGATTTATCCTAATGGCATTAAAGTTAAGAAAGGAGATACGTGCACACTTGAGCAAGCAAAAGAATACATGCGCCATGATTTAATTGAATTTGAACACACGGTAAATAGCTCTGTAAAAGTTCCATTAAATCAGAACCAGTTTGATGCTTTGGTCTCTTTGGCTTACAACATTGGATCAAGTGCATTTAAAAGCTCAACACTGGTTAAAAAATTGAATGCTGGTGATTATAAGGGCGCAGCAGATCAATTTAATGTGTGGATCAATGCAGGCGGTAAGCGTATGCAAGGCTTGGTGAATCGCAGAGACAGGGAAAAACTGTTATTTTTAAGCTAAAGAAAAGCCCTCGATTAAGAGGGCTTGTTTTATTTACCTATGTTAGAGAGTAATGAATTGGAGCGAACGGCAAGTCGTCCTCTATCTCACCACCACCATTTTGGGGTTGATACGGTTGTTGCGGTTTCGCTGTATAGCTATTTTGCTGTTGTTGTGGTTTTGGTTGCTGTGCTTGCTGTTGATTATTTCCGCTTGCACTATCCAACATTTGCAATTGGCTACCTTTAATCTGTGTAGTATATCGCTCTTGACCGTTTTGGTCTGTCCATTTGCGAGTATTCAAAGAGCCTTCGATATAAACCTTAGATCCTTTTTTTAGATATTGCTGTGCAATTTCGCCAAGTCTGTTTTGCAGCACAATGTTATGCCATTCAGTCTGTTCTTTGCGCTCACCACTATTTTTATCAGTCCAACTCTCAGAAGTTGCAATACTGAATTGAGTTAACGATCCACCATTTGCAAAGGTTTTGGTTTCAGGGTCTTTGCCTAAAACACCAACTAAAATTACTTTATTTACGCCACGCATAATTTACCCCTTAATTAAATTTACCAACATTCTGTACAGCCCAAACACCCAAGTCATCAAATGCAGACTTGCGACCTTTCATGTATGTTGCATAGAATGAAAGATAGTGCTTGTTTGTTTTCACATCCGTGAATTTTAAAATGCGCTTTTCACACGGTTCATTTTCAAGATTTAGATTTAACTCTAAAAATTCGACATGCTTTCTAAAAAGTTCCAGCATTATTATATCTCTCCAATAATCTGTTCTGCATAAATTTGTGCAGATTTAACCTTAATATCAATTAATTTGTTTCTATTTTCGCACCATTCAATGCGCTGTGTCTTGATTCGCTTCTCAACTGGCAATGATAGAACAAAATCATGATGTAATTCAAAGTCATCTTGCCCATAAAGTAGCTCGGCAGGTGTTGGCATTAGAACATATTTTACCTCTGCATGACTAACCTCAATGCCATTATTTTTAAGCAATCGCATATATCCAATCTGTTGCCAATCATAACCTTTATCTAGCGTGTGTGACTCAATGTTTTTACGAGTCTTTGGCATCGTGAAATAATCCCAAGAGCATTTAGTATCGTAAATTACACCATTGTAAAATACATCCCATTCACCCGACAAAGTTCCATCATTTAAACGCTCTGTATTTTTATCAGCAAAGATGAATTCATGCTGCATAAGAAAATCAATTGCGTCATTTTCTACCATATTGCCTTTTTCAGTGTATTTGTTCCCCTTGAATTTTCGGATACCATATTTTGCCTGAATTAGCATTTCTTCAATATATTCTTTGGCTGTGCTTGATAATGTTTGACTCAATAAGTCATCAAGCAACAATTGCTCATCATCTGCACGTTTAGCCTTTGTTTTGGCTTGAATAGCTTTCACATCGTCCGTGATTAGCGCTTCATCAATAGACTTCGCGCTACCCATTAAACGATACAAGCCTGAGCATGTTGGCGTGAATATCATCCTTGAGTCTCCTTACCAATAAGGATTAACTGATCAGGCGTTAGCTCAAAGTTTTTTGTGATCTTCTCGACTGTAGTGTTGCCAAGTTTTACCTGTTCAATTGCTTTATTTAGTCGCTCATCATCAATAGATGGTTTTTTAGGTTCCTCATAAAATGCGCTTTGAATGTCATACAGATATTTGCTGCCATCATAGTTACCAAAATAAATATCAGCAGCAACACCTACAGCCTTGAATGCAACACCTAGAGCATCAGTGGTGGCTTTTTTGTAGCCCTCATCATTTGGCGAAATGCCGTTTTTGTTTTTCTCTACAATTTCAGAACCGCCAATTCCGAAAAATTCTTCACCCCACTGACCGTTTAATTTTGTTTTAACCGCAACTTCTGAAAAGCACATCACAGATCCGTTTTCGCACTTCTCTGACCATGTTCTAGCAATACGGTATGTCCAACCATGTCCAACCATGCCAAACGCTTGAGTCATTGCCATTAAACGCCATTGAGGGTTGATGTCCGACTTTCCTCTCAGGTAGCCGAAATCAATAAGTTTAAGTGCGTTTTGTGGTGGCTGTTTTACCATGTTCCACATTTTTAAATTGTCGCTCATTTCTCAATCTCCAAGGTGGCTTATGCCACCATCTCTTCTATAGCGATATCTTCTAAGTACGCATTAATTTTTGATTTTTGCGATCCAGTTAAAATAAATGGCATGTCTTGAATCGCATGAACATTATCAAAATCATCAACTAAGGCGATTGATTCACAATCCACAGCATAACAATCAA